CACTGGTTAGATTAAAGATAGTTCCCAGGCTTAAGTCTACTGTGTAGGTAGTACCTGATGAAGTTGTCTGAGTTTCAGTGATACCTTTAAAAGTAGAAACACCATTTACACCTAAATTATCATCAACAGTCATTACACCATTAAAATAAGATGTAGTTTGATTGTAAAAACCAAAAGATGGGTGAGCTGATGTAGAACCTACAGCAAAACTTCCTGTAACATTTGAGTTACCAGTTACGCTTAGCTTCTCTGAAGGCGATGTAGTACCAATACCCACGTTGCCAGCTGAGTCGATACGCATAGCTTCTACACCGTTGCCACTTGTGAGCATTGTTTGTCCGCCAGTTTTATCTGAACCAATAGTGAACAAACCTGAGTTATAATTCCATATAATAGCACCACCTATACTGTCTGAAGGTGAGCCAAATGACACTCTACTGTCGTTAGCATCAGGGGTAAATACAGTTAAACCAGCTCCCGAACTATTCTCAATCACAAGGTCATCTGAAATACCATTAGGAGTAATAACTCCAGCACTTCCTGACTCAATGTGTATAGTACCTTGAGGACTAGCCGTTCCCACTCCCACGTTGCCCGATGAGTCGATACGCATCATCTCAACATCAGTAGAATCTTGGTTAGCAAAAACAAAAGACCCTGCATTGCCAGCACCTTGAACAGAGCCGAAGTACATATCACAACCACTACCAGTGCGGAATTGCATACCAGCAAATGCATTAGCTGTTGTACTTGGGTTTTCAAGTTTTAATAAGTTGTTAGCATCAGTTGTAATATTCCCTGCGGAGTAGGCTACATCTATTGTTTCTTTAACGTGTAGAATTGTATCAGGTGAAGATTCACCAATTCCTACGTTGCCAGAGGAGTCGATACGCATACGTTCAGTTGTGCCTGTCCGTAATGACAATACACCAGTACCGTTATTCCCTTGGTCTGCCCCTAGAATCAAATCTCCAGAGTTGTTACAAAATAGCTCTGAGTATAAATTAGCACTAGTGTCAGTCAAACGGATTATTGGAGATGCTTTAGATATTTCTAATGACGCAGCAGGCGATGAAGTTCCCACTCCTGAGTCTATGCGCATCTTCTCAGAAAATGAACCATTCATCACCATTAAACAAGCATCAGAATTACCACCTAAATAACCACCACCCACCGAACTGCCACTTCTAAACAATCCTAATTGAGCATTAGACTCAGCTGTAGTTATTCTTGGATAAGAGTTTGTATCACTTGTTGTAAATGTTCCGCTATTGCCAGTATCACTCGTAAGCCCATCACAAGTAACACTACCAGTAACATCAATACCTGTTGAGGTTGTTTTTAATTTAGTTACACCTGCATATTTAATTTCAACTTCACCAGCATTACCTAAATCCGAACAAGCAATATAGTCATAACCTGATGAATCTTGTAATGAAAGGTTACTTGCTTTAATTCTTAAATCGCCAGTGCCATTTTCTTTGATGTATGTATTACCACCATCGTGATATATCTCTAAATCATTACCAGCACCAAACTGTGCCTTGACGTTATCACCAAGAGATAGGTTGCCAGTTAGTGTACCACCAGCTAGAGGGAGTGCATTTAACGCTCCATCTGCACCATCTGCGCCATCTGCTCCCGTAGCACCAGTCGCGCCCGTAGAGCCAGCAGCACCAGCAGCACCTTGTGAGCCCGTAGCACCAGTATTACCTGTTGCTCCAGTAGCTCCATCGTCTCCATCAGTACCATTACTGCCTGCTGCTCCAGTATTACCTGTAGCACCTTGAGAACCTGTAGCACCTGTAGCACCGTCATCACCATTACTACCTGCTGCACCCGTATTACCTGTAGCACCCGTAGCGCCTGTTGGACCTTGCAAAGCAGCGTTAGTTATTGTTTGTTTTTCCCATTGACCTGCACTAGTATCATATACAGGTATGTAATCACTGCCTGTAGCATCTGTACCTGTAGGAAAAGCTGTTAATGCGGAACTTGATACATCAGCACTTGTTGCTATGCCATCTAACTTAGTACCATCTGTTGCTACATCCCTACCATCAAATGTAGAGTTTGTTGTTATAGCGCCTGTCATCGCACCACCAGCTTTAGGTAACTTAGTTCCCAAGGCAGTAGTTAAGGTTGTGTTATAGTTAGCATCGTCATTGATAGCGCTTGCCAACTCGTTAAGGTCATTTAATGTACTTGGTGCGCCACCAATAAGAGTAGTAATCTTGTCAGTAACATAAGCTGTTGTTGCTATCTTGGTACTGTCATCACTTTCAGCTTGTGTAGTTGTAGTCGGACTTCCACCAAGAGAAATACTTGTGGCGGCCTGAACAGCTGTCTTAATCTCAGCGTTAGTTTGGTCAGCTGTAGCACTTGTTTCGATTAGTATCAGCGTTAGCTTCGTAGGCGGTCTTTATTTGAGCATTCGTCTGGTCCGCTGTAGCAGCTGTTTCTATTCCAGATAGTTTTGTTTGCTCTGCATCTGAAAATTCGTTGGTATCAGAATTCGCTTCGTACGCAGTTTTAATCTCAGCATTCGTCTGGTCTGCTGTAGCCGAAGCTTCAATTCCTGCTAACTTGCTTTGTTCTGCATCTGAAAATTCGTTGGTATCAGCGTTAGCTTCGTAGGCAGTTTTAATCTCAGCGTTAGTTTGGTCAGCTGTCGCAGCTGTCTCGATACCGTCTACCTTTGTCTTTAAGGTGTTAGTAAAATTATTCTGTGTTAGCCCACCGTCGCCTACTGCGTATGTAGTGTCTGTGTAGTTGCCGGTATTTATATCAGTAGCACCTTGGTCTACCGTCCAATCTATAGGTGCCTTCTTAGAAACTGCCATACTCTACTCCTTTATGAGGTAGTTAGTTGCAATATACCGTTTACATTCCACTTAATAGTTAAATCATTGTTAACATTATCCTGGTCAGATATAAAATTAATATAGCCAATCAAAGGTGATGTAGAAGATGTCCCAGTAGACTTGTAAATTACTGCGTACCGTGCTGTGCTAAATCCTGAAGCATTAGCAGACCATGTCACATCTGATGCATCCAGCTTAGCATCATTTGTAGTTACCGTAGTAACTGCCTTAGAGCCTAGTGCTTCGCCTCCTGTGGTATACCCACCACCACTCGCTATTTCATTAGTAATATCGTTATAAAAATCATGCACTACTGAAGGTGTGTATGAGTTAGAGTGAAGAGCTACCTTAATAGTGTCCCCGTCTAAATCAATAGTACCATCTAGTATGTTTTTCGTGGCGTTGTTGTAAAAAGTAATAGATGCCATTTTGTTCCTCCTGTTTTATGCTATCCTGATAAATGCAGCTGTGCTGCTTGGGGTAGGGAAGGATATAGTAAAAGTACCATTTGATACGTCCTTATCTCCGCCAAAATCTAATACTGCTACCGCCTTGTTTCCATTGGTACTATTATATATCAAGGCGCCCCTAGCCGTAAAGGTAGCAGTAGTCCATGCAACATTACTGAAATCAGTATATCCTACTGTACCAGACACTACAGGGTCTGTGTTTACCAAAGTAATACCTCCTGCTGTGTAACCGGTTCCTGCTACTTCTCCCGCTGTTATATAAGCAACTGTATCTGCTCCCAGTCCGGCGGCAGAGGTATACAAGGCTATTTTAAAAGTGTTACCCCCAGAAGCATTAAAATCATGCAGTGCCTCTAGTACCTCTTTCTTAAAAGAGCTGCAAAGCGCTTGTGTGATAGCCATTATGTTTCTCCTAGTGTGATTGACCGGGTTCTATACTCATCCGTACGATTACGGACATTTTCCTCCAGTAGTAGTCTCTGCATTGCCTCCTGGTATTTAGCAGTATAAGACTGTGTTAAGTCAGGCGCTTCTTTCATAAATAAAGAACTCTCTATCAGGCATGCATATAATAACGTATCTGGTGCATTATCTCCTAGCCACGTAGTTGCTGTAGTAGTTGATAAACCTACAGGTTTATACGTATAGCTTAATTCTACTGTAGTGTCTACTGCAGGGGCTGGGACTACATATAATGTATCATGGTCCCAGTGTGAATAGTATCTAGGGCTACCTGTAGTAGTGCGGTCTGTTATAAAGTCATCCATGAAGCTCTTGTCTTTATGTAATAAATAAACACGGTCTCCAGAAGAACCTACAGTTTGTAATCCTCTAATTACCACAGCATCAGTTGGCTTGGACAAGAAACTGTCAGAAGCAGAAAGAGTGGCAGTGACTGTCTTACGTGTACCGTTTAAATCACTATCTCTCAGTATCCTACTTTCAGCCAACTCAATAATAAAGTCTAACTCACCTGTAAAAGTGGTTTCTGCGTTAGCTGTCCAGTCTTTAATAGATTGTACTAGTTGTGTGTATGTCATGATATAGTCACCGTAACTGAGTTTATTGTGCCGTTCGGCTCAAATCCTCTAAACATTGTACCAACTGGGGTGTCTCCTGTAGCTATGTCTTTTGCTATAATACTACCCTCGCTTGCCTCTACGTCTACATCGGGTCTAGGACTCATCAATGCCTCTGCATCTACTGCTATATTATTAGGAAACTCTAAAGAGCTTTTCTCATCAAAGCACTCAGGGCATACCTTATGCCCTGTCCACTCCTGGCGTAACACGGTGTATTTATATTCTACACCACACCGGTCACACATAGCTTTAGCATACTTTCCTGCCGAAAATTTACTCATAATCTACCTCGCCTAGGCACAAAGAAACTGCTTGACCGCTCCCTATCCTCATCCATAGCCCGCTCAAATTCTTCTTCATAAATAGATTTAAGAATTGTAATCCTATCAGGCATCTTTTTCATACTTATATAGTAAGCAAGGCCTGCTACCAACGCAGGTAAGAATCTAGTAGGTACGTCTACCGTTTTTAAACTAGTGCCTACATCCTCTAGTCGCTCCATAGCATAATACTCAATAGTATCAGTAGCATTCTCTGGCGCAGGCCATACGTATAAGGTAGGTGTAGCTGTTCTCTCTAAGTAATACTGAGAAGGTCTCCCCTCTGTTGTCTTGTTCGGGCGAGAATGATAATCAGCTCTAGACAAACGAGACATAGCTATTTCTATGCCTGAGCGCTTACTGTTAACATCTAGTAAATCAATAAGCTTATCATCGAGAGCGTAAGAAGCTGTGCCTTTTACAAGGGCTTGTGATGTCTTCTTAACTTTCCATAAATGAATCCCTCGATTGCCCCAATCCTGTAGCATAATGTTCATACTACGCCGAGCCGTCTTAGCATCGTATCCGCTACGAAGTTCTAACCCACATCTCTCGTAGGCTTCCTCCATAATGTCCGAGACATCTAAGGTAAATGCTGTAGTTCCTGAAGTCGCCACTTAGCTACCCCTATGA